GAAACCATTGAATATGAAATTAACTACAGCTATTCAATACAAACATCCTGTTACTGGAGAAACAATTAAATTTTCAGAAGGAATTACTATGTACGAAGCAATGCGTCAAGTTAAAGGTCAAATTAAAATAGCAGGAAGAACTTTAAATGAAACATATCAATATGAGTTAGAAAATCCTAATTCTGAATTTAATAAAAGATATGCTTCTAATAAACTTCTTGGCGGTAAATATATTGGTGATGATTACCTCTTACAACGAATAAGAGAATTTGAAAGAGAAGCTAGAGAGTGGATTAAAAGCAATGCTTTGATTGATATTAACGGTAAAATTACTACAGCTAGTGCACTTAAACGTAGCGCAGAAACCATTGAATTTATGGAATTAATGGGTGAATAGATAAAGTACCCCTTTTAGAAGAGATAAACACAAATTATGGCAAATTCATTCGTAAGATACACCGGAAACGGTACAACTACTACATACGCTATACCTTTTAGTTATAGAGATACAGCTGATTTATCTGCTACTGTAGCAGGTGTAAATATAACAGCTTACACTTTAGATGCAGCAGGTACTAATCTTACGTTTACTACAGCACCGGCTAATGGTTCTGCTATTGAAATAAGAAGAACAACAAGTCAAACAACTAAACTTGTAGACTATGTATCAGGTTCAGTACTAACTGAAAATGACCTAGATACAGATAGTGACCAAGCGTTCTTTATGTCGCAAGAAGCGATTGATGATGCTAATGATGTAATTTCTTTAGATAATGCAGATTTTCAATGGGACACACAAAATAAAAGATTAAAAAATGTAGCAGACCCTACTTCAGCTCAAGATGCGGCTACTAAAAACTATATAGAAAATACTTGGTTAACCCCTGCAAACAAAACAGCTTTAACTACAGTTAATGCAAACATAGCTAATATTAATGCAGTTAATTCTAATGAAGCAAATATTAATTCAGTAAATTCTAACGAAACAAATATCAATACAGTAGCTACCAACATTGGTTCAGTAAATACTGTTGCTACAGATATTTCTAAAGTTATTGCAGTAGCTAATGATTTAGCAGAAGCAGTTTCAGAAGTAGAAACTGTTGCAGATGATTTAAATGAAGCTACATCAGAAATAGACACAGTTGCAGGAGCAATAACTAACGTAAATAATGTTGGAAATAATATAGCCAACGTAAACACAGTAGCAGGAATTTCATCAGATGTAACTTCAGTTGCAGGAATATCATCAGACATACAAGCAATAAACAATATTAAATTAGCAATAAGTAATGTTTCAAGTATTTCTCCTGCTGTAAGTCTTGTTAATGGTAACAGTGCTAACATCAATACTGTTGCAGGTAACAATACTAATGTTTCAACAGTTGCAGGTATATCTGGTAATGTTACTACAGTAGCAGGAATTTCATCAGATGTAACTTCGGTTGCTAATGATGCAACAGATATTGGAACAGTTGCAGGGATTAGTTCTGATGTAACATCAGTTGCAGGTATCTCAAGTATAGTATCAGCAGTAAATTCTAATTCATCAAATATTAATGCAGTTAATTCTAACTCATCAAATATCAACACAGTTGCAGGAAACAATACAAATATTAATACAGTAGCAGGTATATCTTCAGACGTTACAACAGTTGCAGGTATATCTAGTGACGTACAGGCAGTAGAAAATATTGCTTCAAATGTAACTACAGTTGCAGGTATGTCTACTGCAATTAATACAACAAATTCAAACTCATCAAATATCAATACAGTAGCAGGTTCAATCGCTAATGTTAATAATGTGGGTGGTTCTATTGCTTCAGTAAATTCTGTTGCAACAAATTTAGCTTCAGTAAATAGTTTTGCAAACACTTATCTAGGTGCATCAAGTTCAGCTCCAACGCAAGACCCAGATGGTTCTGCATTAGATTTAGGAGATTTGTATTTTGATACAGGTTCAAACCAATTAAAAGTTTACTCATCAACTGGTTGGGTAAATGCAGGTTCTTCAGTAAATGGAACTTCAGATAGATTTAAGTACACAGTATCAGGAACACCTACAACTATTTCTGGTAATGATGATAATTCAAAATCACTTTCTTATGACGCAGGATTTATAGACGTTTTCCTAAATGGAATTAAGATGGTAAATGGAACAGACGTTACTGTAACAAGTGGTAACTCTGTTGTCTTTGCTTCAGCTTTAACAAATGGCGATGTCGTAGATATTATAACTTTTGGTACATTTAATATTGCTTCAATGAACGCATCAAATCTAACAAGTGGTACAGTACCAGATGCTAGAATTACTGGTGCTTATACAGGCATTACTAATCTTACAATGTCAGGCGACTTAGTTACTGGTGGAAATATATCAACAGGTAATAGTGGAAATTTATTTATTTTAGATAGTGCAGGTCAAAAATCTGGTAAAATAGCTAATAGCAGTAGTACATCAAATTCTTTAAAAATAGACGCAGACCCTGATAATGGTGGTGCAGATACTTTTATGCAATTTCAAATTGATGGTAGCGAAAAAATGCGTATCAACAGTTCTGGTAATGTTGGGATTGGTACATCTTCTCCAGGAACTATTCCTTTACATGTTGTTGCTACAGATGGTGGTAATGTAGATGAATTATTACAAATTAGAAACAACTCAACAACTGCTGGAACAGGTGGAAGAATTAGATTTGTAAATTCTACTGATGGAACAAGTACAACTAATAGTGTTAGTATTTCATCATTAAGAAATAGTGCTGGCGACCAAGATTTATTATTTGAAACAGTTGATTCAGAACGTATGCGTATCGACTCATCTGGAAATGTACTTATAAATACAACTGATGCTTCTACTTTAACAGCAGGAATAAAACTTAGAGCAAGTGATAATGCTATTGCAGCAGTAGTAACATCTAATCCATCTGGTTATTTTGGAAGATTATCAACTGATGGTGATATAATTAAATTAAGAAAAGATAGCACAACAGTTGGAGTTATAGGAACTCAAAATTGGGGTATTGGTACAAGTTCTCCTGCATCAGAACTAGAAATTGAATCAGCTACACCAGAAATACGCATTGATGCAACTAGTGGAGCAGGTAGAAATTATAAAATTCACTCAGATGGTAATGAACTTTATATTGAGGGTATTGGTTCTTCAGGAAGTTTAAAAATTGGCGAAGATGGAACTTATGGTGTTAGTATTGATTTAGGTACTGGTGGCATACAAGCATCAGATGGTATTTATCTTGGTGGCACAGGCACAGCAAACAAATTAGACGATTACGAAGAAGGAACTTTTACACCTACATATACAGATGGATTTTCATCTGTAACTTATACAGCACAATCTGGTTATTACACTAAAATTGGAGATTTTGTTTTTGTTAGAATAAGACTTGAAAATTCAGCAGCAACAACAAATGGTAATAGAATAGAAATAGGTTCCTTACCTTTTACAACACATGGCAGTAATCCTGGTTCTGGTTTTAATTGGAGTTATGCACCAGCTGGAGTAACTGGAAGTAGCACAACTAATTTACCTATTATGTATGTACCATCAGGTAGTAGTTTAATTAAATGGTATAATACAGCTGGTGGTAATTTTGTAGGTGGTGATTTAAACAGCACTGTATTAGATATTTATATTAATGGAAGTTATCAAACAACTTAACAACACAGGAGACAACACATGGCAATAACTAAAAAGACACAGATTGGTAAAATCGAAGTGGTCGGAAAATACAAATCAGTTCAAGTAAGAACCGATATTGTAGTTATGGAAGATGGCGAAGAATTATCAAGAAAGTATCATAGACATGCTTTAGCACCAGACGCAGATATAACTAATGAACATGCTGAAGTACAAGCAGTATGTAACGCAGTCTGGACACAAGATGTTAAAGATGCTTATGCAACTTTTAAAGCTGCACAAGAAGCTGAATTAGGAGAAGAATAATTAAATGACTAACGCAAGAGATAAAGCAAACATACCAGTATTAAATTTTCAATCTAAAGGTATAGATGATAATGCTACTTCTACTGCTATAACTATAGACAGCTCAGAAAGAGTTGGTATTAATAATGCATCTCCAACAGGTGCTTTAGATGTTAAATCTAGTACACAACCACAATTAAAAATAGCAACTGCTTCTGCTACAGCAGATAGAAATGCAGGTTTTTTAGTTACAGCAAGTAATAGTGCAACTGCAGGTTCAAGAAGTGTTGTACTTTCTCTTGATGCTGATGGTGGAGATGGTTCTGGTACTGATAATTTAACTATTACAAAAACTGGTGGTAATGGAGATGCAACTATAACAAATGAGAGTAATGCAAATATAGTTTTTGGAACTAATAACGCAGAAAAAGTTCGTATCACATCAGCAGGTCAACTTTTAGTAGGAACTACAGACGCACCTTCAAGTGCTGACACACCATTAAAAGTTCATGTACCAATAACTAGTAGTGGTAGAAATGCTATTGAAATATCTCAAAATACAACAGGAACAGATAAACCTGGTGCAGCATTAGGATTAATAGTAGATAATAGTGGTTCATCTACAAATGCAGCTCAATTAAGTTTTTCAACAGCATCTGGTGGTTCATTATCAGAAAAAATGCGTATCACCTCAGCAGGAAGAATTGGTATTAACGATAGTTCACCAGATTGTATTTTAAATATAGGAACTAACTCTGGCATATCTAATGGCGAAAGAATTAGAATAGAAGATGGTACTTACAAATTAGATATAGGAGTAGGTGCAACTTCATTTATTCAAACTATTGGTGCTTCTACTTTAAAATTTAATACTAATTCTACTGAAGCTATGCGTATTCATACAAATCAACGTATTTCTATGGGTACGACATCAAGTGGTGCTAATTTAGAACTTGCATCAACCAAAAGAACAACAGGTCAAGGTTTAGAGAGTGGTGGTATTTGTTTAAGAAATACTGGCACAGTAGCAGGTGGAAACGTACTTCCTATAACTGCTAGACTTGTAAATGGTGCAAATGCAAGAGCAGGTATTGGATTTGTTGCACAAACTCAAGATGGTGGTAATGCAGGTTACGCAGGAGAGATTGCTTTTTACACAATGGGTTCTGCTGATGGTGCGGCATTAACTAACAGTTTTGAGAGAGTTAGAATTAATAAGTCAGGCAATTTTGGGATTGGAACTTCAACACCATCTCAACGACTTCATGTTTATTCTACTGGAACTACTGCAAGATTTCAAAGACAACAAGGAGATAATAATTTAAGAACTCATATTGAATTTATAAGAGAAGGAAATACAGTAGGAGAAATTCAATGTAGCAATACTTCTACTACTTATGCAACTTCATCAGACTACAGATTAAAAGAAAATGTAGTTGAGATTGAAGATGCAACAACAAGACTTAAACAATTAAAACCAAAAAGATTTAATTTTATTGCAAATACAGATATAACAATTGATGGTTTTTTAGCACATGAAGTTTCAAGTGTAGTACCAGAAGCAATTACTGGTGAAAAAGATGCAATTGAAACTTATACTGATGATGATGGTAATGAACAAACAAGACCAGTTTATCAAGGTATAGACCAATCTAAATTAGTACCTTTATTGGTTAAAACAATTCAAGAATTAGAAGCTAGAATAACAACACTAGAAGCTAATAACCCATAATAATAAGGAGAAAATAATATGGCAACAACATACGAATGGTCTTTCCCAAATTTTGAGACAGACGCAGATAACAAAGTTAAAGTTATCCATTGGAGATATACAGCAGTAGATGGAGATAATTCTGCATCTATGTATGGTTCTGATGGTCAAACTAACGACCAAGACTTTGACAGTATGACTAAAGAAGATGCTATAGCTTGTGTATTAGAACATTCAGATACTACTGAAGATGATATGAAAGCTAATCTTGATGCACAAATTGCATCACAAAAAGCACCTACTTTAACGTCTAAAACTAAGGAGTGGTAATGAACTTTAAGTTTGACGACAAAGACTATGATAGCGATAAGCTATCTGATAATGGTAAATTATATCTTGGTAAGTTACAACAAATCCAAGCTAAACAACAACAGTTAAACTTGGAGATGGCAGATGTAAATATATTGCAAGGTCATTATTCTAATCTTTTAAAAGCTGAACTTCCTAAAGATGAAGTTACAGAAGATAAGGCAGAAGATAAGAAAGACTAATGCCTAAGAAAAGCCCTACTTCTAAATATGCAGATGTTGCAACAGGGGTAAGGCTTTCCTCACATGAGAAACTCTGTGCTGAACGAATGAATAATATTCTAAAATCTATAGAAGAAATGAAAAAAGAAATTAAGTCGTTAAGACAAGATGTTTCTATGGGTAAAGGTGGACTTAGAGTTATCTTAGCTATTGGGACATTAGTTGTTGGAATTATAGGGTTCTTTCAGTTTAAATAAAATGATTGATAGATGGATATATAATTTTTGCGGTTCAATAGATAATTTATTTGAATGGTTAGAAAATTTATTTAAAAAACATGAGAGACACAAAACTATTAGAAAAGTATCAC